TGATGCTGGGAAACCAGTTGTTATTGGTATCCTTCACCGTGGTCCTCTATCTGCTCCTACTGGTGGGCACATGGTTGTAGTGATTGGTAAGACACCAGATGCTAAAGGTTATTATATCAATGATCCATATGGTTCATGTAATGATAACTATACTGGTCCAGTAACGAATGGTAAGAAGACCATTTATACAAAAGCAATGCTCAAGCATCGTTGGTGCCCAGGTGGCAACGACGGTTGGGGACGTATTTTTGATTGATAACTAAGGAGAACAACAATGGCAAGAATCGATTTACACAACTTCTTCAAATTCTATGATGAGAAGAACCCTAACCATGTCAAATCTGTTCAATGGTTAGAAGATAATTTACCAGTTAAATATCTTGAGGATAATGCTGACTGGGCGGAGATCTATAGGGGAAAAAAGAGTAACGCGGCACCAGCACCTTCAGCTGCTGCCGCTTCTGTAGCAGGTGGTGATGTTCCAATGATGGGCATTAAACTCATTAAAGAGTTTGAAGGATGCCGTCTAAATGCTTATCCAGATCCACTCTCTGGCGGTCTTCCAATCACAATTGGGTGGGGAAGCACTAGAAATAAGAATGGTCAACCATTTCATATGGGAGATAGCATTACTCAAGCAGAAGCAGATGCTCTGTTGATTGAAGAATGTAAAGATCATTTCCTTCCAGCACTTCGTAAGATCCCACATTGGGGTGAAATGTCTGATGGCAAAAGAGGAGCACTTCTTTCTTTTGCTTATAATCTTGGCGCTGGTTTTTATGGCGGTGATAATTTTAATACTATTACACGTACACTGAAGAATAAAGAATGGGACAAAGTTCCAGATGCTTTATATCTCTACAGAAATCCTGGGTCTAATGTAGAAGCAGGGCTTGCTCGTAGAAGAAAAGCAGAAGGTGAATCTTGGAAAAAAGGTTAACCTATTAAGACAACGACAATGACCGAAAACAAAAAGGAAAAATGTATGAGCACGATTATTAGGATTAGTGTTTTGAGTTGGAGTGCTGCTCTTCTTACTGCTAGTTATGCTGGTCTACTCGCTAAGATGGACCCTACATTTATTGCTACAGTATTCACTGCTGCCGCAGCAACCTTTGGAGTTGATACCCTAAAGAAGGGAGATAAAGACGACGATGCCGATAAACCCACTAGAAGGGATCCCGAACCCGAGTTCATCATTGATCCCGTCGCTCCAGTCGAGCCAACTATCGCCGCCGAAGCAACCTCAAGTTGCCCAAACTGTGATGCAGGGGATACCCCAGACTATAGTAGATCAATTAAAACCATCTGAGTTTGGTCCATCAGTAACTAGAAGTTTGGGGTTGCCAGTATTTACAGCCCCAAACTCTAGTTTAAAATATCCTGTGATTAATGTACCAACACAGGAGGAATATGATGCTGCCGTGAGAGCAGAGAAACAAAAAGAGAAAGAGGAGAAAGAAGAAAAGAAAAGGGAGCTCCCTGATGCTCCCCCAATATTACCAGCAATTAAAATTCCTCAGCAAGAAGATAAATCTGAGTCAACTACTGCTAGTAATCAACTGACTACAGAGAAGCCAGTAACAGCAGAGATCCAGGTGCCTATCCTAGGAACGGTTCCAATCCCCACCAACAAGGAAGTGGCACTGGCAGGCACCACAGCGATGGCAGCGACCGCAGCGGCGCTCCTAGGCAAGTCTGCGGTTGAGTTTCTATTGAAGTTTTTTAAACCGATTGCCAATCAAATTTGGATTCGTGGTAAGAAACTTCTATCCAAAGATTTAACTGATTATGAGTTACAACTATTCTTTGCTTTTGAAAAAGAAAAGGAGTTGAAAGTAGTTGCTAAAAAACTCAAGAAAGAATTTAAAGTCGAGAAACAACGCCAGTATAAATTGTCGAAAGAAAAAAAATAATTACTTCTTACGCTTAGCATCTAACTCAGCAAAGTTTTTCTTCTTGGTGCCGCCATCATATTCCCAAGCATAACCTTCAACAATCATTTGATCATTCAATGATGTCTCTTGGTCGTTAATGTATAGATGACCAATGATCCTTCCATACTTCTCAGTGCTATCTGGAAGCTCAGTTTTGATTAGAATGTTCTTAGCATTCTCTACTTTATGCTTCAACCATTCTTTTGATTCGAGACCATATTTCTTTTCGTTTGCGTCTGCTGTGCGACTCTCTGGAGTATCAACAGCAGCAAGACGTATTCGCTTACTGAGAGAGATGTCAAAACCAAGGTCAATGTCAGCATCGATTGTGTCTCCATCAATTACTTTTGTGATTTGTTTGATACGATAGATGTATGGATCTTTTAATGACATCAGAATGGTAACTGAAACTTCCCTGTATTTAGTTTAGGAATAGGTAGTTTTTGCAATGCTTTTGACACTTGCTTCTCTACCACAGCACCAACAAACTCTTCTGGGTTATCTAAAATCTTCTGTGCTTTCTGATAAGTTGTATAAGCACCATAGCAAAGTACAGCACTAATGCTTAAACTTAATACGGATAATCCTAGTGCTAGTTTGTTCATTCTCTTCCCTCTTCTCGGTGAATAAAAATTTTTAAATCCTTAACATACTTTCTCAGTATCTGTGCCTGTTCCTCATGCCAAAAATCACCCGTCTCCAAATAAAGACAAGTGTGATTATCTATTGCTTTAAGAATTTGATGTATAGGTTTGTTCCAGCATTCACGCTTGGGAGTATTCCACTCTCTTGGCATAAGACCTCATTTTTTCTTGCCGCCGTTCTTTGCTTTCTTAGCAGTAGCGTTGCCTTGATTCTGTTTAGGTTTCTTGACTGCTTTACTGCTTTTATTTTTTGACTTGGCCATTATTTTGTGGCGCAGGTAACGTAGTATTTATCTGAGGATATCTTACAACTACATCAGCACACACCATATAGTAAGGAGAACTGGGGTGAAATGTAACACCAGATTTGATTGCCTCACCACACTTAATTAATCTAACTAATTCAAAATCTAAACGTGCTTTATCTGCTTCGGCATTCTGTCTTTTGATTTCTGTTCTTGCTCTCTCCTTACATAATTCCATTAATGTGCCATCAAGTGGTACATTAAGACCAGCAGAGACACCCCAGTTTTGACTACTTGTGCCAAATGCTTCTGGGTCTTCACTAGCATTGCCACTTTTCAATGCAAATGGTGATATAGAAAATGTAGCACCTTGACAGGCAACACCATTACCATATGTGTTCATAGCATATGGTCCTTGTAATACTTGAACTGCCTGATTCGTTACGTTGCCAGTAGCAGATGCTGATGGTCCAGCAATGTTTGTATTAGATGGTGCTTGAGTTGCTTGAGCAAAAGCACTGCCAGCAAATACTATTGAGTAAAGACAGATATAGAGTTTGTTGTGGAATCTTGTGTAGTTGTTCTGTCTATCCATGTTTCTTTAGCCACTCCAGGTCCGAGATAAGTCTCACTAAACTGGAACGGAGCACCTTGATTCATAATAGAGTAACTAGTTCCTGGAGCAGGTGACCCAGGAATATTGATATTAGTTCCAGTTACTGTATAAGATGTGCCAGTTGTATATTCTATTTGTCTGATAGTCTCGACAATTTCTGTGCGAGATTTAGTTTCTGCTGTGATAGTTCCCCTAGTAAAATTGGGCACAACACTTTCAGCATAAGCGGGAGTACAAATGACTCCCGCTGCTAAAAGCAAAGCGGGAGTTATATGTCTCACTTAAATACGCTCAACTCAACGCTACGTTGTGCTGTTGCTGTGGTTCCTGCTCCACCAGCAGTAACTGTAGGAACACCAGTTGTTGATAGAGTACCAGCAAGAGTACCTTTGTCTCCTGCTAACTGAGTAACACTATCCCCATAAAGGTTGGGAGAAGCAATAACTCCAGCACTGACCGACTGAGTGGTGACTGATGTATCAGCAGACCTTGAAGTTTCTGAAAAAACAAATCCTTGACCAGCTGAGTTAACTTCATATGAACCAGTGGTGCCAACACCACCAAATGTATTTGCTTTGATATTTGAACCAGATACCGAGTATTCCCCGCCGATTCTGGTTGATTGTACCGCTGCACCCTGAACGTTTAATTGTACTGAATCAGTAATCCTTGATGTAATTTCACCTGCAAAAACAGGAGTAGTTAAGAATAACGAAAAGACAAATGCTAATCTTTTCATTTTTCTGTATAAAATACGACTATATGTATTTATATTTCATGGTGGTTCGGAAAGCACACCCTTGACATCAAACTAAATAAGTGCTAGATTATGCTGTTCGTCATGAGAACGTGAGTGACATTAGAGCCGTGGAAGGTGCCCGCCGAGAGGTTGGGTATACCCCCCTTCTATACGGATGTAGAGTTCAATTAAACTAAATGCAAAATTTCTTTACAGTAGCCCTGCCCCTTTTGGCATCGGTTACAACCAGTTCGGCAACACTGCCTAGAGTATCATTCTTTCCACAATTGAGTGCTCCGCCACCATTTTCTATCATTAAGGAGTTTGATACAAAGACAGCGACCAAAGAGGTTGCTCCCGAGAAGCCAAAAGATAACAGGCTAATTTGTAAAGGGTGTAATGAAAGTGAAAATGCCACCTTGGCATTTCTTCAAGATTATGGTATTAAAGACAGAAACGCCCTTGCTACCATCATGGGTAACATTAAACAGGAATCAACATTCCAATCTAGTGTTTGCGAAGGTG